ATTTAAAAGACAAGCAGGAAAGCGTAAACCGCGACTGGGGTTGGGATAACTTCGCTAAGGTCACGAGTTCTGTAGACGCTGACTGGGTGCAACTGGGCGCAAAAAAGCCCAAGATGCTACCTAATACTCGATGGGTACAAACGCCTACGCCTAGACTGATGGCGGCGGTTATGTCTAAAGCGAGGGCGGTGCTAGTGCCAGAAGGTGGACTGCATCACACAGCTGCGGCGCTTGGCATTAAAGGCGTGGTTTTGTTTGGTGGGTTTATTGCACCGCAAGTAACTGGCTACCAGCTACACAAGAATATATTTACGGGCGGTGGTCTGGGATGCGGTAAACGGCTAAAATGTCAACACTGCGTTGACGCTTGGGATAAAATAGACCCTGAGCGTATTATCAAGATCATGCGGGGTTTAAATGGCGGATAGGATATTCAAAGGAAAATAGGCCATGAACTATTTAATAAAGACAGTACAACCAACAAGCGAACCGGTCAGTCTAGCAGAGGCGCAATTGCACCTCAGACTAGACACGGTTGGCTCGCCTCCTTCACACCCCGATGATACATTAGTACAAACCCTAATTAGTGCATCAAGAGAAAACGCCGAGCAGTACACGGGCGTGACAATTGCTCAGGCTAGCTACAAAGTCAAAAGCCCTGTTGTTAGTGAGCAGGTCAGCCTGCAAACGCACCCAGTCAACAGCATTGCCTCTGTAACCTACGAGGACAGCGATGGCGCGGTGCAAACCGTAAGCCCATCACTTTATACGTTAGACAACTTCCAACGCCCTGCGCGGCTTGTGTTCAAGTCTGATTCGCCCGGCTATGATTTGACCGTCAGCTTTACGGCTGGTTACACGGACGGCGAAAGCCCGAACCTATACCCATGCCCTGCTGGGGTTAAGGCGGCAATGCTTTTGCTTATTGGACACTTGTACGAAAACCGCGAAGCAGTAAACGTCGGAAATATTGTTAGCCAATACCCATTAGGCTTTTTGTATTTGCTTAATCCCCACCGCATTAACATGGGGCTGTAATGAACATTGGCAAACTCGACAAGCGGATTACGTTACAAAGCAGGTCGGCTACGCTTGACGATTACGGTCAGGAGTTAAACAGTTGGTCTGACATAGCCACCGTCTGGGCAAATGTAAAGCCTATTGGCGGGCGTGAGAAATTGCGTGCTATGGCTCTTGAGTCAGTGCTAACGCATACTGTAACGGTACGTTATAGCGTACTCTTTTTACCGCCAACCATAGTAGACGCTCGGCGCATTCGCTACGTTACACCAGCGGGAGTTCGGATATTTAATATCAATGCGGCGCAGGACTTGGATGAAGCGCGGAAGCACATCGTCTTTGACTGCACCGAGGACTCGGAGACTGGACAATGAGCCAAGAGATACAAATCAAAGGACTCAAAGAGCTAGACGATTTGATGAAACAGTTGCCAGCTAAGATTTACAATCGCGTGCTAAAGGGTGGGATGCGTGCGGGTCAAAAGGTTTTGGCTGATGCGGCTAAGGGTTACTTGCAAGCTAACGGCTCGGTTGATTCTGGCGAGTTATTGAAAAGCATTAGAATTAGATTTAATCGCAAAAGCGAACGCTTTGGCTATGCTCGCGCTTATGTAATGGCTGGTAATAAAGAAGCCTACTACGCCCACATGATTGAATATGGTACGGGTTCATACTACGCAGGTAACGGCACAAAGTCTGTCAAAGGGCCTTACGAAATACGGCCCAAAGGCGAAGGCAGTTTGCTTGTAGCTGGCATCAATAGAAACCTTGTGACGCATCCCGGCATTAAACCAAAGCCATTTATGCGTCCAGCAGTTGACAACTACACAGACGCGGCACTTAATGCTGTTTTTAATTACCTGCAAAAAAGAATACCTAAAGAGGTATTGAAACTATGAATGCTGAAATCATTATTGCAAGCATGTTAAATCACGCATCCATAACCGCCTTGGTTGGAAACCGCAGGGCGCTAGCACAGTTGCCACAAAACAGCGCTATGCCAGCGTTGGTCTACAATATCATTGACGGCGTGCCTGAACCTAATATTGCTTACCAACAGGGCGCACAAAGGGCATTTGCTCGAATACAAATAAATCCGTTGGGATTAACAATTCCTGATGTAAAATCTATCCATGCGGCAGTTCGAGGTGCAATTGACTTCACTCACCAAACAATGGTCGCAGGTAAATTGGTAATTAGTTGTCGCTTTGATAACATGAGCGAGATGACTAAAGAAATCGACAGCGGCATCTATACTCAGCCAGTTGATTACATTCTGCGTTATTATGAGTGAAGCATCTATTATTTTTTAGGGGATCATTATGACTGTTTTTACTTCAGCCGGTACTACCTTAGCAATTTCAGCATCAGCACCCGCTACATTTGATTCAACCGGTTATGCCGCTGTTTTCGCAGAATCGCCCGGCCCTGCCACTGTTGGCGAGATCACGGACTTGGGCGAGTTTGGGCGTGAGTTTGCGCTTGTAACTCACATGCCTGTCGGCTCGCGTGGCACGCAGAAGTTTAAGGGTTCGTTCAACGAAGGCACAATCGCCTTGTCAATGGGCTTGGACACCGACGATGCTGGCCAGATTTCGATGAAGGCAGCTTCACTTTCTGATAGTAACTATTCGTTTTTGGTTACGACTCAGAACGGCGACAAGTACTATTTCCAAGCCAAAGTCATGTCATTCAAAGTTAACGTCGCAAGCGTGGATTCAATCACGACTGCAACGGCATCGCTTGAGTTGACAACGACTGCCGCTGGTGTTGGTATTGTTGAAGCCTTGGCCGCGTAATGCGGCGCAGTAAAGTTCCGACTAACAGTAGTCATCTTCCATCGCTGGAGGATGCTGCTGTTAGTTCGGATATTCCATCCAGCGAAAAACCCAAGGAAGTTAAAATGTCATTTGATATTTCAAAATTGGCAGTATCAGCCACGTCCGTCATTGACCTTGAAGACCCAAGCGGAGAGGCTTTGGTTGACGATAGCGGCAACGCAATCAGCGTGACTGTCTATGGCCCTGGCTCCAAGCAATTCCAAAAAGCGTCAGGCGTTCGCAATCGTGCCATTTTGGATTACGTTCGCAAGGGCGGCAAGAAAATGAAGGACGATGAGCAGCGAGAACTTGACGCTGACTTTTTATCCGCTTGCACCGTTAGCTTTAACGGCTTTACTTACAAAGAATTTACGGGCTACGAGATGTTTAAGCAATCTTATCTTGACCCGTCGATTGGGTTTATTGCCGAGCAAGTTAATAAAGCCATTGGTGACTGGTCAAATTTTACGCAGGGGTCGTCGAAGACCTAGCGTTATATGCTAGACAATTGGGATGGTTTCATTCCGTCCCAAAATCTGACCCACCAAGCAAAGAAAAAGCAGTGTGCCGAGCTGACAAAATAACAGCAAACGGGGGCGAACCACTTATGCCACCGATTGACGCTGATTATATTGTCGGCTACTGGCACGAGCTTGGGCTAGTAGGCTCAGGCGCAATGGGTGCAGTCGCCCTTTCTTCGTCTGAAATACTGGCTTGGTGTGACTTAAGTGCGGTAGAATTAGAGCCATGGGAGTTTTCGGCTATTCGCAAAATGTCTCAGAATTATATTTCTTTATTACACGCAGGCGAGACCCAATCCGAACCACCACCTTACGGCTCATTGTCGCAAGAATATGACAGAGATGTGGTGCAAAAGAAAATCTCTAACGCATTTAAAGCATTCATGATGGCGGGTCGCAAATGAAACCAGTCGCACAGCTAGTTATTGAAATGGCGGCAAACGTTGCCAGACTTGAAAAAGACATGGCACGCGCTCGCAATAGCGTCGATGGTGCTATGCGTAAGATTCAGGCAAGCGTGCGCGTTGCTATGCGTGCCTTGGGTGCGCTTGGTCTTGGTCTTGGTGCGGCTCAATTGGTTGGCTTTGTGCGAAGCGCGATCAATGCTGGCGACCAGATGGTTAAGCTGTCACAGCAGGTGGGTATAGCCACACAAAATATTGCTGGTTTGCAGTTGTCTTTTCGACAAGGCGGTGTGAATGCAAGCGAAATGTCAATGGCGATGGCTCGCCTAGTTGATGGCATGAGCAAGCAAACCGATGCTTACAAAAAATTAAACTTGACCAGCACGGACACACTTGGCGCTCTTTCTGAAGTTGCCGATATATTCCAAAAGATGCCAGACGGCGCAGAAAAGTCAGCTTTGGCTTACGATTTGTTTGGTCGTTCTGGCATGAAGTTAATCCCAGTACTTAACCAAGGAGCGGCTGGACTGCAAAGTTATATTGATTTGTCGCAGAAACTGGGCATGGTTGTGACAACGGACGTTGGTAAAAAGTTTGAGCTGTACAACGACACGCTAGACACAGTGTCGGCGGCAATGAGTGGGCTAGCCAATCAAGCAGCCATTGCAATCATACCTGCCTTGCAAAGCGTGGCAGATGCTTTGCTGTCAGCCTTTACAAGTGGCTCGGTACAGCGCGGCATTGACACAATGATTGAGGCTGTAAAAATACTTGGCATAGTTCTTGCTGGCAAATTGATTGCGTCTATTGCGGCTATGGCTAGTGGCTTGGTGACGATGGCGGCTGGCATGACTGCGGCGACTGCGGCAACGGGTGGCCTAACCATTGCGCTATCGGCAATGAGGGGCGTTGTGGCTTTGATGGGTGGCCCAATTGGTCTAATCGCCACAGCAGCTACCGCCTTGGTTTATTTCACCGAGAAGGCATCCGCAGCAGAAACCACAGTTGACGGTCTTTCCAAATCATTAGGCGTGACAAACGCCGAATTGATTAACATGACAAAGATTCAAATTGAGCAAAAGATTGTTGATGTTGCGCTAGAACTGCAACAGTTAGAAGTTCAGTTGTTAAAAGCGGCATTGGCTCAGGATGCTTTGAACCAAGCAATGTCCGACCCAGAGGCTTATGCTTTTGAAGGCGGCAAAATTTCAACCGAAATGAATAACGTCAACAAGCGTTCGGTTGCTTTGTTTAGTATTCTTGAGAGGCTTAAGGATCAACTAGTTGATACAACTAAAAAATCAAACAATCTTGGGGACTCATCTAAAAAATCTGCCGACGCAATTGCTGAGTTAATTGAAAAGTACCGCCAAGAAACTAATGCTTTGATTATGTCGACAGACGAGAAAGAGCGTGCGGCATTTACTCAGGCAATGCTTAACGAGGGCGTTAAGAAAGGCACGGCGGCTTACAAAGAATACTTGGATTTATTTGACGTTGCTCGCGTTGAGCGTCTCACTCTTCAGTCGCAAATTAAGTCTATTGAGCTTGAGAAAAAAGCCAATGAGGAAAGACTAGCAGAGCGCGTGCGGCAAGAAGAAGAGTTTGCTACTGAGGCGCAACGCATCAACGACCAGATCGGGCAGAGTCTGACTGATGCTTTGGTTAATGGCGGAGTTACTGCCAAAGACTTTATTGTCAATATGTTTAAGACATTAATCCTGCGCCCTATATTGCAACCAATTATTAGCGGCACATTGGCGGCGTTTGGAATAGGCGCTTCAGGTGCGGCTATGGCAGGCGTTCCGGGTGGCACGGCAGCAGCTGGCGGCATGGACACCTTTGGTTTGTTAGGCGCAGCCAAGTCGGCCTACGACGTTCTTAGCGGTGGGTTTGCGGCAGTCGGTAATGCGGCCAGCAGTTTTGCTTCCAGCCTTTTAGGGGCAGACGCTGCCGCCACAGCTTTTATGGTCGGCACTGGCGAGGCATCTTTGGGCGCGGCAGCGGCGCTTGAAAGCATTGGCGCTACTGCCGCCACAGTAGGCGCGGCAGCCAATGTGTTAGCGGGAGTTGCCGCAGGACTGGCGGCGGGTACATTTATCAGTGGTGAGTATTCTTTGTTCGGCGATCAAATGGTAACAACCGCCATAGGCACGGCAATTGGTTTGGCGCTTGGTGGCCCAGTTGGCGCGGCCATCGGCGGTGCAGTTGGCGGTTTGGTTAACAGAGCGTTTGGACAAGGCCCTAGAGAAAGCCAAGCGGCTGGCATTACAGGCACGCTAACGCCAATGGGCGCTGACTTACAAGCGTTCACTGACTGGTCACGCAAGGGCGGGTGGTTCCGTAGCGGCTCAAGCGGCACGGACTTCTCGGTGCTTGACCCAGTCATTGGCGACTTTTTGGCGCAACAAACGCGCTCAGTTGGTTTTGGCGTTGCCGTCTTGGCTGAATCACTTGGCGAAAGCTCGGCTCGCATTGGCGACTTTTCGCAACAAATCAAAATCGACTTGCTGAATTTGAGCGATGAAGAGGCGCAGGAAAAAATCAACGAGGCACTCGGTGACTTCAGCGACAAGCTGGTTGATTTTCTTGTACCCGCTATTCAGTCTATGACTAAGGCTGGTGAGACATCTAGCGAGGCGTTGTCCAGACTTGGCAGTAGCTTAAGCACGGTTAATCTTTTGTTTGGCACGTTAGGTATAAAGATTTATGACTTATCGCTTAATAGCGCACAGGCTGCAAGCAACCTAGTCGACTTAACAGGCGGCGTTGATGCCTTCACGCAAAAGACTGATTTTATTTATCAGAACTTTTACGACCAGCAAGAGCGAGTATCCAACGCTACGTCGCAAGCCGCACAGGTATTTGAAGCACTTGGGCTGGCAATGCCAAGCACCCGCGAAGGGTTCCGTCAATTGTTTGACGTAATCGCTGGCTCGGGCAGTGCGTCACTTACGGCTGCGATGCTTAACATTGCGCCAATTATGAATGACGTGATTGGCTACACCGAGGACTTAGCGCAAGCACAGACCAACTTAGCCGCAAGCATCGGCAACGAGCGCATTGGCTTAGAAAACCAAATTTTAAAGATTTTGGGCGACACGATTGAGTTAAGAGAGCGCGAACTAAATGCGCTTGATGCCTCGAACCGTGCGCTAAAAGAGCAGATTTATACGATTGAGGATATGCAACAGGCTTTGTCGGATGCCGCATCAGAGACAGATAAAGCCTTCGCGCAATTAGAAAGGTCTTTGCAAACCGAATTAACTGCAACACTGTCGGCGTTACAAACCCAGTTTGATGCGCTAACAGAATCGCTTAATAACCAAGTCACGGCGGCAAGCCTTGCCTCGCAGATAGCCAGTGAAAACTTGGGCGATTTGCAAAGCGTTTTTAGTACGCTAGACAGAGAGATTAAAAACTTGGTTGGTTCATCAACCCAAGCCGCTTCTGCTGGGCTTGCTTTTATTGCGCAAGCGTTAGCGGCGGCTAAGGCTACTGGCTACCTGCCTGAGCAAGCATCACTGTCTGAGGCTATTTCCTCGGCTCGCGGTGGCTTAGGTGCAGATCAGTTTGGTTCTGCCTTTGAGCAACAACGGGCAACGCTTGTCTTGGCTAACCAATTGTCTGAGTTGCGGGACATTGCCGCAGGACAGATAACAGAGACAGAACAGCAAATCCAAATTGCTGAAATGCAATTGCTTGCCTTGTTGCAACAGATTGAGCAAGCAAACGATCAGTTCGTTACCGAGCAACAAAGCGCACAAGACGAGTTCGAGCGTCAATTGAATCAAGCGCAAAATCAAATTAATGTCTTGCGCAACATTGACGATTCTGTGTTTGGCGTTGAGCAAGCGATTGAATTGCTTGGTCAGCGCATCAACGAAGAGCGTCAGCAAACAAATGTCTTGCAAGAGCAGATGATTGCATTGCAACAGGACACAAACGCTAGAGCAGTGGCTGAAGAACAGCGGCTAGAGCGTGAGCGCCAATTAGCAATTGAGCGTGCCGATGCTGAAGACAAGGCTTTAGAAGACGCAAGATTGCGAGCAAAAGAACGCGCAGACGCGGAAGCGGCACAAGCAGATGTTGATAGGCTGGCCAGAGCAAAGGCGACAGCGGATGCCGCATCCGCAGCAGAACGAGAAAGATTGCGTTTGGCAAAAGTGGAAGAAGATCGCAAAAGAGAATTGTTTAGCTTTTTAGTTGGCGGCAGTCTTTTGGGTGGGATGCTAGGACTTGAAAGCGACGGCTTAAGCGCAGATGAAATAGCTTATCAGGAAGCATTAAACGCACCCGGCAACGCTCGTGGCGGTAGATTCCAAGGCGGACTTTCCTTGGTTGGCGAAGAAGGCCCTGAGCTAGTAAACTTTGCCCGTCCATCAATGATTTACACAGCGGGTGAGACAGCGGAAATCCTGAACGGTGGCGCACAGAAAGCCGATATGGGTAGCGAAATCAGACAGCTTCGCAATGACAATCGCTTACAGAACCGAGCAATGGTGTCGTTACAAAACCGCATGACTCGCATTCTTGAGCAGTGGGATGGCGACGGGCTTCCAACTGAGCGTTATGAGGGTGCAACGACATGAGTACAGACGCTAATGCACTAACAATCGTAAATCCTTTGCGGATGACGGACACGATTCTGGATGACTCAGGCTCGCCACCAGTCACCAACGTGCCTGAAGACATTAATCCAGCGTGGGATGTGGTAACGACTTATGCCGCTGGTGACAGGGTTTACTTGGCAAGCACACATCGTGTGTACGAATCTTTGCTAGGCGGCAACACGGGCAACGACCCAACGGTTACATCAAGCCCAATCTATTGGATTGATGCTGGCCCGACAAACCGCTGGGCAGTTTTTGACACTTCGCGCACAACTCAGACAGTACAGGCCAATAATATTACATACCGATTAATACCTGGTCAGGCTATTAACTGTGTCGGTTTGCTTAATATTACGGGCGCAACTCAAGTGACTGTCACGATGTACTCACCCGGCACAGGCTCACCAGGGCAGATTTACCAGAAAGTAACAGATTTAACTTCAGTGCCGCTAGCACCCGGCTGGTGGGAATTCTTTTACGGTCAACGCTTTGCGCCTAGTTTATCCATAATGCTAGACTTGCCTTCTTACACCGACAACGAAATTGAGATTGAATTGCTCGGCGGTTCCGATTTGGCAGTCGGCGTTATCCTAATTGGACAGCAACAAAACTTCGGTTTGGGCATTAAATACGGCGCAAGGGTAGGCATTCAAGATTATTCACGTAAAGAAACAAACACTTTTGGCGATACAATATTGGTACAACGTGCATTTGCCAAGCGTGCAAACTTTAATTTGTTTATTAACAAGGCAGAGGTTGACTCTTTGCAGAATTATTTAAGCAGTATTCGAGCGACACCAGTGCTTTGGGTTGGCAGCGGTGAATTTGAATCCACGACCCTATTTGGTTTTTACAAGAATTTTGACATTCTAATCAGCTATCCAGAGCATGCAGACTGTGATTTGGAAGTGGAAGGTCTCACGTGATTAGGGCAAATTACTCGAAATATGAGGTATTAACATATGGCTATCACACCACTACCAGCAGCACCATTGCCTTCAGACTCGACTCTGCAATTTAACACCAAGACATTTGCTTGGGTTGCGGCACTTGAGGATTGGACGGATGAAACTAACGCCACAGCAACGGCGGTTACTGCTTCGCAGGTAGCGGCGGCGGCTAGTGCCTCAGCGTCGGCGGCAAGTGCAGTGCAATCAGCAGATCAAGTCGCCTTGGCAGCGGCGCAAGTTGTGCTTGCAACAGCCCAAGTCGACTTAGCAGAGGACGCAGCAGACGCATCAGAGGTTAGCGCACTGGCAGCGGCGGCGGCTACTAATGCTGTGCTTTGGGTGTCAGGCACGACTTACTCGGTAGGCGCCTTGGTGTTCTCGCCGTTGGACGCACGAATCTATCGGCGCATTATTGCAGGTGCGGGTACGACTGACCCATCTTTAGATGCTGTTAATTGGATTCAATTGGTTCGGGTGGTCGATCAGGATGATGTTGGAACGGACGCTAACGAAATCCCGTTAAACCAGTTTCTGGGCACGATGGCGTATCAAGATTATTCAACACAAACACTTGGATTTCTGGTGGCTGATTTGCCAGCAGCAGGTACAATTGGCAGATACGCTCACGTCACAGACGGGGATTCGGGTCTGGGTTGGGGCGACACGGTGGTTAACGCAGGTTCTCCACCGGGTGCTACGCCATACCTAGTTTTTGACAATGGAACTAATTGGACTGTCGCAGGTAAATAAGGATTAAACCATGAGCATCAAAGACAATTTCCCAAATGTGCGACCATCTCTTACGGTTGACTTTCGTAACAGCGAAACAGTAGACCCACGTCTAGCATCAGTGCGAGCAAGCACAGCGACATTTACAGATCAGTTCGGTGTTATTCAGACAGCTGTCGATAACGTGCCGAGGATTACTTTTGACCCTGTAACAAGTGAGTGTCTAGGGTTGATGCGGGAAGCGCAGAGGACTAATTTAGTACTAAACAGCGCGGTGTTGGTAACTCAAGACGTAACGGTTACAGCCGTTGCTCATACACTTAGTTTCTATGGCACGGGTACAGTTACGTTATCAGGCACAGCGGCTGCCACAGTCGTTGGCTCAGGTGCTTACCCATCACGCAAGACTTTAACTTTTACACCGACAGCAGGTACTTTAACTTTAACTGTTTCAGGCTCAGTAACACTTGCACAACTGGAAGTCGGCGCATACGCTTCCTCATACATTCCAACAGTGGCATCACAAGTCACCCGTGCGGCAGACGCATTCACGCTCTCAGGCTCAAAATTCACCCAATGGTATAACCAAAGCGGTCAAGGCACTTTAATCGCTGACGTAGACACACCTGAGTCAGGCATCATTGTCACAGCAGGTACATCTAATTTAAGAGCACCTGTTATCGCTAATCGCTCCTACGGCTTACCCTTTTACCCAACGGCTACCACTTCTCTTACACTCGGTGTTGGTACGCATAAAAAGATTAGCTACTACCCTGCCGATGTTGAGTACAGAAACTTAATCACCCCTGTTAATGCACC